TGTACCGTCCCACGTAAAGCCGGTGGTCGTGTTGTTCGCGATCTCCGCGAAACGCTCCAATGGAAGAATGACGCCTTGTTCGACGAGGTAGAAATAAATCCGCCGGCTGGCAACCACGTGGGTGCCGATCGTCGTGCCCACGGGAACGTTCGTGAAAACAATTTTGCTCGTGCCCTGCAGCGCGACACAGTTCGAGAACGGGCCGAGCGCGGACTCCACGCCGTTGTCGAAGACGTTCGTTGACCGGAACATGTAATAGCCGAGCGTGTAGCTCACGCCGGGCGTAACAGTGCCTTCGGCCACAGTCATCGCGGTGATGGGCCCCGCGGTCTGCGGAATGATGATGTTCGTCGGCAATCGATGGAAGAAATGGATATCCTGATCGTAATCCACATACCAGTGGCCCGCGCCGATCGCCTGCGCCAGCAAATTCAAGCAGGTCGAAAAGTCCTTCGACCCGTCGAACGTCACTGATGCACGCGCCAGCTTCGTCTGCACGTGGTTCGTCGTGAACCCTGGCGCGAATTTGAGCGCAAGGTTCTTGACGATATTGCTGACGGAGACGTTTTTGTAAACGCCGAACGGCCGATACTTATTCAGCAGCCACGTGAAATCCGTCGCCCGCGTGCGCCAAACAATCTGGTCAGTCTGGTCCTCAAACTCCTGTGTAACACTCTGCACATTGCCGGCAAACAGCCGACGGTCGCCGTCTTGTTCGTCGAGAATCTCGATTTTCTCACCAACGAGCGGCACGTTACTTGTCCCGTCGATGCTAAACGTGGCGTCGTTAGGCGCGTTATTCAGCGTGTCGCGAATCGAGATACCCGGCATGCGACGAATATCTTCGCCGCGGGTCAGCAGGGTATACTGGAATCCGTTACGCAGTCGTGCGTGCTCTGTGGTGAGCACGAGCAACACAACATCGACGCGACCCACCGCATGATTCGGAGTTGTCGCGAAGATCGTCTGAGCGTCGATGACCGCCACGTCCGTTGCGTTCGACCCGCCGAATTGCACGATGTAAGTGGCCGTTGTGTCGAAGTTGTAGCCGTTGAGTATGACATCTGTACTACCTGCAATCGGGCCGAACGCCGGGTCCACTGAAACAATCGTCGGCGCGTAATACGTGAATCCGCCGATAAGTGTGGCAGTTGCTGTACCTTCTGTCACAGTGACATCGACCACGTCGACCTCTGTGACAGCGGGCGTCACAGCTGTGATCGTGTTCGCACTCACGACAACGACACTCGTTGCCTGCTCTGTGCCGAACATCACGATGGGTGGTGTAATTCCATCACTGTCGTAATGAAAATTCGCACCCGTGATCGTGACTGATGTGCCTCCGGTGAACAGCCCGCGTGAGGGCGTGATCACGTAAATCTGCGGCGTGCCGTCCCCGAACGTGCCGTGCCGCCGCGGATTTACGCGACTTGGAACTCGAAACGGATCAGACATTTAGTATCCGTTCGGCGCCGCCGCGGAGTACTGATGCACGGTCATCGAGCCCGTGGCCTCCGTCTGGGTGAAGAACATATCCAGCACGCCCGCAGTGGTGAAGTCCGCGTTGCCACCAACGGCTGGCGTAGTGTTCCACGGCAGTACAGCAGATAGCGAACCCTTGGGCGCAGTCGCGGGCGTGCCGAGAATGTCCTCACACGTCCACAATCCGTGACCGAAGAAGTTGCCCGCACTGCCGACCACGCGAACAGTCATGTCGATCACGAGTCGCCATTGACGCGTGGTATGCGCCGCGACGGTATCGAGCAGAATTGCCGCGCTGTCGAAGATCACCGAACCGCCGAGGCGAATATCGAATCGCGCCGTGCCCGGTGTCGTGATGATCGACGAAATGCGGCCCGCTGCTTCGATGCGCAGTGTCTGCCCGATGTAATTGAAGAAGTTCGCCGGCAGAGTTTTCTTTCCCTGTGCCGACAAACACGTTGCCGCTGCCGCGGCCGACAGCGTGGGTCCATCACCCTGCTGAACAATAAGAGTTTCTGGCCATCCGATCATGTGCGTATCTCCTTATGCTGAGCCGAATTTGTGAATCGTCTTCACGGTCCGCATGATTTCGTCGCTGACTTGTTTCGCAACGTCGGCCGCGGTCCCGTTGATATAGTTGTTCACCACCATACCACCCATGCCGCCTCCGCCACTGAGTTTATCGACGGGCGTGATGACTTCTTTTCCGTGAAGCATCGCGAGCGTGCCTGAGCCAAAGTCGCCCTCACCGCCCTCGGCAAATCGTGGACCGTTCCAGTTTGCGTAGAGGTTCAGCAGGCCCTGCTTGATCATCTGCTCGATGGTCATGCCCTTCTTCGCGGCTTCCATTGGATCAAATCCCGCAGCAAAGCCAGCCATGGGGTTTTGCTTCATGAAGAAGTCCATGCCCTGCTGCGTCGATAAATCGTATGATGCACTGCCGCCGGCGGCCAGTCTTTTCTTGGCTTCCTCGAGTTTGATCCATTCGCCAGTCAGCGTTTGCGTCATGCCCGCAAAGGCGTTCATCGTCGCACTGTGCTGTGTCGCCGCAGCACCAGCTTCCGCGTGTGCAGTCTTTTCTTTCTCAAACATCCGCACAAGTGCTTCGACTTGGAGCGCCGTCAAGCCGTATTTTACGCCGAGGTCAGACAGCGCCGCGCCCTGATCCATGGCGGCGCGAATGTCGCTGACGACGCTGTCACGAACGGTGTTGACCACATCCTTGTAGCCATTACCCGCGAGACTGATACGGCCGAGCGCTTCCTCGAGCTTTTTCTTCTCCTCGGTAGATTTTTTCGTGGTCTCGACTTCTTCCTTCATCGATTTTTCGACAGCCTTGATCTGAAGGTCAGTGAGTCCATATGCAAGCTGCAGCTTGTTTAGCTCGATGCCCGCCTCAGCGTAGTACTTGATCGCGTCAACTGTCTCGCCGTCAATTGAGTTCAGCGTCGTATGCCAATTGCCGCCGACCTCCGACATTTGCTTCAGCGCCTCGTTCATCTTCTCGATTTCTTCCTTGGTCATACGCGTCGCGCCTGCGACGTGTTCCTCTGTTGCGGCAAAGTCAACACCTGCCTTCGCGGCTTTGTTCCATTCGGCAGCCGTCTCGGAAATCTTTTCGTTGTGTTCAGCATGATCTTTTTTCGCGCTGATCATCCCTTGACGAATTTCCTCGATCTTATCTTTGACGTGGCCCGTCGTAATTGCCCACTCCTCTTCGGCTTTCTTGTGGCCTTCGATGGATGCCTGCGATTCGGCCATGGTGTTATACCAGCGCTCCATGTCCGCCTCGAGTGTCTTCACTTGTTCATCGAGCGCGCCCATGCTGACGGCATTAATCGCCTTTTCGATGAGCAACAGTGCGCCCTCGGCGACGTAAGCAATGGCCGCCCAGCCACCCTGCACCATGTCAAGCACCGCAAGCAGAGCATGCCACTCCGTGCCGATGACGCCCACAGCGTCAACAACGGTCTCGGCGAGCTCCATTGTGCCGATCGCCATGTCCTCGATACGTTCGACGATGCTCGCGATCAATTCTTCCTGAGTACCACTAAAAGCACCCTGCAAGGCCTCTTTGATGCCCGTGAGGCCAGCCATGATGACCGGCGAAGTGGCAATCGTCTTGCCGAGCTCTTCCTCAAAATTGTGCCACGCGGTTGCGAGCTGCTCAACGAACTCGTCGATACCGTCGGTCTGCTCGCCCAAGCGCTGAAGGCGCTCATTGACTTTCTCGAGAATTGCAGCGCGCGTCGCCTCGAGCTTTTCCTCACTAGTGAGGCGATCAGCCGTCGTGCCCAACTGCGCCGCGTATTTATCTTCAGCCGCGGATTGATCGATACGAATGCCGAGAGTGCGAAGCGAACGCGCGTTGCCGCGCAACATGGCTTCGTTCATCTTCTCGAAGCCACCCGCCACATCGCCACCTGTGGCCTGTGCGAGGGCGAACGCGCCCTTCGCCATTGTTTTGAATTGTTCGTCGGTGAGATTCAGACCGGCAGAAAGGTCCTTATTCGCGACCTTCATTAACTCGAAATCGGTGATGGTGTTGTGTGTGCCTTCGCGCAGAGCGCCCAGCATCGCCTCGCCTGACCGGTTCACCGAGCCAGTCAGATGTTCAAAGTTCTCCGAAACGTCGGCAACAGCAGCACCTTCGATAGTGAGCTCTTTAAGAGTCTCGACGGCGAGGTGGATACCCGACTCGAAGAGATTCACGATGGCTTCAGCTGATGCGAAGCCCGCGATCATCTCGGTGATACGCCCACCTACGCCGCCCGCGGCATGGTCGAACTGTTCAAGCTTGCCATTGATTAGGTCAAGCGTGTGGGACATCTTGTCTTCGAGTTCCACCCGCCCGGCAAGTGTTCCGATGTCCAATGATTCAGCCACGACGTTTCCTCTTTTGTTTTTCGCCGGCGTTGAACATCGCCGCGAAAGTTCGAGCGATCATCTTCTGTTGCTGCCACGTTTGCTGTGGCGGCTTGTTGTCGACCTCCTTAACTTGCTTTGCGTCACCGAACTCCAAGAGAAAATCGCGCACCCGGAATCGTGTTCGCGAATTCGCTCGAATAGCCATCGAGTTGAAGATCGCAGCACATATCGACGCGGCGTGCCAGTCCCCGCGTCGCCCACCAATCGGATCAACGCGGTCGAATTCGAACCACTCTTGAAACTGTCGCGCCGACATTCGGCGCAGCATCCTGTGAACGTCTACTCTCCCAGTGGCGAGAGCGAGTCGATGGGCGAATCGCCAGTACTCGTCTCGCTTGGCGCGTTTGGGGCTTTGACGTCCAGCTTGTTCAGCGTGACAGCCGCTTCGACGAGCGCCTTGATAGTTGCCGGCGCTTTCTCACGCAGTCGCAGGACGTCGTCCATGTTCCCGATGCGCTGGCCCGTATCGTTCACGAGGCACTTCGCAACGAGCCACAGTCCATTGGTTTTCTTCTGCTCAGGGTCTCGCTGATTGGCAAACCACGTCAGCAAATCCTCGCCGTTCAGCGAACCGAGTCGCGCCGATTTTCCACTCTTGCCGATGGGCACGGTGACGTATTCGGTGTCTTCGGCCTCGAGCACTTCTTCCCACTGATTCAGCACTGTGTCGCTCATTCCTTTGTCTCCTTTTTCAACGATGGTGGATCGGTTGTCCAGTCGATTGTATCACCCTCTTTGCCGCCCAGCGCGGGCACCAGGGCTTTTTCCAGCTCGCCGCGTTCCTTCAGAAGCGTGCCCCGCTGTTCTGTCAGCGTGATGCTTGCCAGCTTGGCTTGGGCGTCAGCAAGTGCTGCCCGCAGCTGTGCGTTTTCGACTTGCAGGCCGAGCACCTGTGATTTCAGTTGATGAATTATCGCCTCAGTCGTTTGCTCAGTCGATAGACTTTGCGCTGAGGCAACGATGGTGAACACGGCGACAAACAACGCAACGAATCTCATACACGCTCCTAGTTTGACGCGGCCGACTGCGTCATGTAAGTTACCAACACTTTGATCTGTCCCGTCGTACCGAACGTGCCACCATTCGCCGTAATCACCAGATCAGTGGCAGTCGGAAACACTTTCTGTTGAGTCCCGTCGGTCCAACTCGTGGGGTCCGTCGTTGTCCCCAGTGTTATTCCCGTCGCACTGCTAAATGCCGTGGGGCTCGCCACTGTCCCAATACTGAGTGATGTCAGCGTGCCATTGAACGCCGTGGTCACACGCGACGAGACAGCCATCAAAATCGCGCCGGCAGGAATACCACCCACCGACGTTAAGGTTGCTGCACCGTTCGAGGCGTTGATGGTGCGGTTCACTGTTAACAGCTTCAGTTCAGCACCGATGTTTGAATCGGACTTGAGCGTAAGGACATCCGCCGTCCCGTATTCCATCGAGATAGTGCCGCCCGACACGTTCGAGATTTTCAGCGTGTTTGCTGAATCGACGCGAATAACTCGTCTGATGTTAGCGGAAGAGTCTGCAAAGGCAAGAGCCCAGTCATTTGGAAGCGCGAGTTGACCCACAGGTGATGTATTCGGCTGAAACGTAAATTTCGGGCCATACGTCACCGTGCCACCATCACGCGCAAAACCCCAACGGAGTTCAGTATCGACGTTTGTATTGCTGATCGGCAGATTCTCCTCGATAATATCGACTGCCCTCGTTATCGAGCTGTCCGTGTCCCAACCTTGGCCGCGCAGACGGGCGCGTGGCGAAATCTGGACCGGCGCGCCGCT